TATGAGTATGGCAGTAGTCAGAGCACGGACGCCGCTGCCCTCAATAGAGGTACAAATGGCAACACGTAGCCGTTATTTAAATTGCAACCGCATGATAAATAACAATTTTGGATGGAAAGATGGTATGAAGAACAGCTCCGTAGACGGACGGTCAGGAGCCCTCGGCAATAACCGAGGAGGGGTGTGGAAACCTCTACAATCGCGTTCTTGTCTAAGAAGAGCGCCTGTCGAAGCTAATGCGAGGGGGCAGGAAGCTGGCTTAGACGTCAGGAACGGATTTATACCAATGCCTCACACGGTATCAGACGAACAAAAGTACACCATTGTGAAGGCCGACATCACCTTGATGTCAATATATTCATCTGTCAAGAAATATATGACAGATGTTATTAAAAATAAATTATCTAAAGGCTTGCGAGATCTACCCATAGATGAGGACATTGACCCGAATCTGAACTGGGCCGTGGACTTGGCCGGTTACAACGTAACCACCAAGAAAACGATTGTAGAGCAGATAGAGGAAGATGATCCAGGAAAAGCGCACTTGCCTAAGATAAGATGGGCTAACCCCATCCCTAACCAGAAGATGCCAGACCATCCACAAATGGACTTCATGGTTAAAGATGACTTCTCTCGACTAGGAACCCGGTGGGACGACATAGCAAAAGAGATGTCATTAAGAGATTCCAAGTTTATGAGCACGATAGCTCACCTGCCACTAGTAGAACGCTTGGAAGAGTTGGACAAGCAGCCCGACTTAATACTCAAAACAGCGTACGGACCTCTAAGAGTACAGAGGACAGAACAAGGTTACTTGTTAGATTTTGATGTTAAGGAAGGATGCTTGGACAAATTAGAGCAGTTCTTAGGCTGCTCACCATTCTTGAGGCCAGATTACACCAAGCCAAGTAAGAAAAAGGCAAGAATGGCTAGACGTATAGACCATATTATAGGTATGTTGGATTCGCAAAACGATAACCATCTCTTTATCTTGAATGATCACGCTTATGCTTATACGAGCAAAATATCATTAGGGGTTCGATTAACGGCCCTGGATACCTTTTGTCTAGGGTATTCTAGAGATGCTAAAGGGAGGGAAGACACTCAATGGTCATATGTCATATTAACATCAATGAGAAAAAGTGAGAGACACAAAGATGTAAAAGTTGATGTTAGAATAACAGACGAGAAAGGGAAATCTTTCGTGTGGGAGAATTACCCTTTGAAGAAATTACCTACAACGGTAAGGAATAAGTGGCTTAAACAAGAAAAGAGCCAGGTGGGGAACACTAAAAATGTTCACGAAGACAAACCTACAAAAAAGAATACCACACAAAAGACTGACAACAAAAGTAGTGTTACGAAGATTTACCTACCTAAGAAAGTCAATTACACCGAAGAACCTAAAGTTCAACTTAAGAAAGAAATTCCAAAGGAAGTTCCTGAGGATTTTGTAAAGAAGGGTGGATTATTTGACATTCTGACACAAGAGACAGGCAATAGCCAACAACCTATTGGCCCAACACTACTTCAGTCTATAAATGCTCAAAAATTAGCAAGATCGAAGATACACGTCGATATGAATGCGAAGAGCATTTACAAGGGTCAGATGATGACCCAATCCCAACTAAGGAGACGAGTCAAGAAGGACAACCGTAAACACCGGGAGGAACCATACATCCCTAAGTCCCAAAGACCACCGAAGAAGGCCGTCGAATATCAACAGGTATACGTGCCAAAAGAGCAGCTAGGCAAAACTATAGTCAACCAAGTATCCAATGGAACTATTTTGCCAAAGACTGTAGGTGGAAGGTCAGAGAATTATTACAAATTGAATGAGAGAACTGACTTAAAACAGAATTACGCAAAGGTCTTTACCCCAAAAATAGTTGTAACTGAAAAACCCGCAAAGATGCCAGAGGCAAGACCTCAACTACTTCCACAAGACACTCAAAAGGACACTGTTCCTATTGAGGAAGTCAAAACCGATTTTAAATCGGCTAACCCTCTCCCGACTATCCAGCAGAATGCGGGAGCGGCATTAAAAGAGCTGAGCCAACGCCAGAGTGCTCAAGCTAGAAAATATGTGGAGGAGGAAAAACGTAAGAAAAGGGAAAATCGATTCCAAGCCCTACAGGAAGAAGAAGAAGGTTGGGAAATTCCTAGTGATAGCAGCGATTACGAAAGTAAAAAGAAATCACCACCTAAAGGAATGAAGTATGTATTTGCACCCAAAACGGAAAATAAAAATACAGCTGCAGAAAACATGCAACCTCCGAAAGAGGACGCAAAACAAAAGGAGACATCTAAGACGAGCTCTAGGAAGAGTAAAAAGGAGGAACATTCAAAGAAGGAGAAGAAGAACACCGCCAAAACTAATCCTAAAACCGAAGATAAGGAAATACCTTTCAAGAAAGGAGATGCACCTAAAAGCCAACCTACGCAAAAGGCACAACCCAAAATTTCGAAGGAAGATGTCCAACATAAGATGTATTCTAGACCCAATACGGGCCCCATTCACGATTACGCGTACAAGGTCGATTCTATGACCAAATTCGTGAATAAGCTCGCTGCGGATCGAAGATTAAATTTTATGAAGGATTATATGTTGATCCATCCTGCGATGGAGGGTTGGCCTAACAAGACACCCGGACGATATTATGCTTGGTCAGTACGGACAGATGCCGGCACGTGCGTATGGGCTAATGTAGTGAGGAGTATCTTTATGTACGAAGAACACCCACTCAATGAATCGGTATGGGGTTCACCCAAGTGTACGCAAGCATATAGTGAATGGGTGGATTATATGGACGGTGACGAAAAAGATTATAATACTCTTTTGGGCTTAGTCTTGAGAAATATGAGGGATGAAGTAGAGAACATCGCAACCACCTTTGATTCTATTGGCATTAATTTTGATGTTAATAGCCCTCATTACTGGAGAACTATGAAGATACCCTATTCTCTCGCAGAACAAATCTTCGGAGCATTTGAAATAAACAATGCTCTCATAGTGACAGATTGGCCCGCAGCCGGAATTGATCATGTTATATCTATACATAGTACAGATACTTTTACCTTCGTTCCTAAGGCTAAGAAAGAATGGCCAGGATTATCCCGTTGTTTACCCGATGCTCACCAGTATAGGTTACGAGGCGTTGAACAAATGCTTCGAACAAGGGATATCACGGGAGACAAGGCTGGGATTCTAGAGCTGAGTCTTGCTTTAGGAATCAACATGACGTTGACAACTGAAGATGAGACTTGTGCTTTCAAGACCCAACCCGGATTGTTTTTACCATTCTATTATTGTAAGAAATGCCAATTCTTTTCTCGCGGACCTAACAGGACTATAGTCTCGTCACTAATAACTATGGGAGAATATATACCAGAAGAACGATTGACACCCATAGAACATAAATCACAATTCCAGTTGTCTTATTACCCCCTTTGCGAGTTTTCTAACGAAGGTTGCCCTAGATGTAAAACCCCCTTGTTGAAAACAACCCCTCCAAACGATGTTGTACTCTCAATTGAGGAAGAGAAAGAAGAAGAGGTCAAAACTGACGTAGCTCCAGAATTCACTGTACCTTACATTCCTAAGTACAAGACTTTCAAAGTACATAATGGCGAGATAGTGGATTTCGGGATGCAACTGAAGTGGACAAAAACTGATATAGCTAAACTTAAGGCTAGAGTACCAGAAGCTCAGGGATGGAGAGATTCTACGAATCCCACAAAATTGCGTTGGGTAACCTTCGCTCAGAATTACCTGATGGCTTCTTTAGTAGCTTACATGCATGACAAGGAAATTACTCAAACGCGATCCGAACCTTCTTCTGTTGTATTTGCCAATATGTGCAAAAGTGCTATACCTCATATAGCTCTATCTGATAATGATTCTAATAGTTTCTATGCAGGAGTATATACCGACCATGGAGTTTTAGAAGATATCATAGAGAACGATAGCAAAGTCTTGGCGTACAACTTGGCTAACCCTACTCAGCCCAAGGAGAGATGGAATGGCCAGCTTTTCACAATTGTGATAGCAACACCTTGTGCATCAGGCACATATGAGTCGTATGACAGGGATTATTCGTTTATACAGTCAACAAGAAATGGCAATTTGAAGAGGTCTATAATAGCTGGAGGCGACTGCATCTATAATGGACCTTATTTCGAATGGGATCCCACAGCGGCTTACATGAGGCGTGATTTCATCAGAGGAATCAGTTTCACCTTTAACGAAATATCAAGGTTTTACATTGGCCCGAATTGCGCCATGTGTTTAGTCTCCATTGAACGAACCAGAGAAACCCCTTCCATTGGAGGTAGTTGGAGATTAGAATACAAAAGAAATTCCTATTGGGAAAGGACTACCTACACAAATGCTGCCTATGAAGATGTGAGGTCTATTGCTTTTGATTACTTCTCTCATAGTATAGACTTTAAAGACAAAGACCCAATAGATTGTTGCTACACATATATAGTAGCACGAGACCCAGATCGCTTCGTCATGTCACTCAGCGAGGAGATTGTGGTCTATAAAGATATGATTGCTTCAGCTTACCAATCAGCTGTACTTGCAAGGGAAAGGACTAAACAGTTTATAACTGATTCATGCCTACCAAAACGAGTCACTATAGCTTATCTTATGAGGTCTTATGCATTCATATATGTTATATGGCTGATTAAGGTTTGCATAGGCGAAGCTATACAACCAATTACAGGATGGTTAAGTGTACACCTCAATGTGCACTACGGAAATATGTTAGCTAATACGTTAGCTCAACTAGCTTCAGCTATATTAAGAACGTACACATACTTGTTCACTTCTGACTTGTTAGGAATGACTTGGACCAGTTTCTTCATAGTAACGGCATTGTACCTGATGGTGGTGTTCTTAAGATGGATATCCTATTACTGGGACAAGCCATTTAGAGTCCGACCTACTCATTCTATTACAGAGAACGGACTAGCCGTAGCTGCCATGGGAAGCTTGTATGACGTGACTATACCCTCTTGTGCCCCTACATTTAGTCGTAGGAAGTATCTTGATGAGATACTTGGCCCAATTAAGGACTTGATACTGCAACGTGTTATCAGTCGAGTGAAGCTTAGTTTATCCAGTTTTAGGAAAGATTGGTGGTGGTTCGTAACCATAAGTTTAGCTCTGTGGTTTAACGAAGGAGCCATAGCTTTGAGCTTAATCACAATCTGGATTACCAAGGAACTTAGTACTTATGTATTCTCCCCCATCGAAGATAAGTACATAGCTAACTGGGTAACAAAACGGGCTAATAAGACTCTTATAGGAAACGGACATGTCGGAGGAGTCTATATCAACAACAAGAGGGAAGTAGGATTGGGCTATTTAGGAGTCGATGAAGAATTACCTACCACGTATGCTAATCAAAAACTCCAATGGTCCAAATCCCGCTCAGTGAAGGTACATAACGCCACACCATCTGCAGATGCCATTACAGAATGGCTTACTCCTAACGACAACTTACTTGACCCCCAGTACAGAACTCCAGGAGGTGCTCTTACAGATTACAATGGTTTACGATCTATATTGAAAAGATTACCAGCTTTGACCAATACCCGCATAAAGACCGCCGATACCTATTCGGTATTTGGGAAGAACAAAGCTATAACGTCAGGACTGTCTGCAACCAATTTGGCACAAGCTTTGTTTGACAGACATTTATCAACAAGGTTAACTCCTCGACTAGACCATGTAATAGCTTTCACCGCATTCGTTAAAGAAGATTTGGAGAAGTCCAAATTAAGAGCAAACCTGGCCATTTCTGTATCTAACCCGATTACAATACAGTCATATATAGACAATCGAGTAGAACCTAATAAAAAGAAGAAGTACTTCCAAGCTTGGCGGGAATTTGAAAATACAGCCCCTAGAAAGAAAGAATATACCTTAGAGGCTATACAAAAATCTAAGGAAATCTTTTACAAGAAGTTTGACGCTACTAGAGCTAGGTGTATTTTCAACCCATCAGACTATGCAAAGGTGACTGGAGGGGTCTTAAACGAGTTGGCTATAGGAATAGCTAAAGAAATGTTTCCTGAATTCGTTCACGGTTTGAATAAACAACAGTTAGAAGAAAGAATGAACGAAACTTGGCCAATAGCAGGAGGCATGTTATACTATTGGGATGGGGCAGCACACGACTCACATCAGCATTCATGCTTATTGGAGGCTGTAGACACCCCTTTCCTGAATATGATGCTAAATCTAGCTAGGTTGAAGACCGACTTGCGAGCTACGGATATAGAATTTCTACGGAAATTCTTGTTAAATACCAAAACTAGGTTTATAGCAAGATGGCCAAATAGGAAGCCCATGGTAACAGGAGTCTTAGACGGTACAACGTATTCTGGGCATCCCACAAGGACAACCCTAGGTAATACCTTAAGGGTCATATACTATACGCGGTATATTATGAAGCTTGCAGACATACCATACACCGCCTATAGATTGATGGTTTCAGGAGATGACGCGGTTATGTGGCTACACGATGACTATCAAACAGCTTTCGAAAATGCGTTTTGGCAAGTCTATTCACCGTCAGTAATAGGCACACATGGATTGGGACAAGCAGCTAAAATGCTGTTTAAGGATCCAACTGAAAGTGAGTTCTTAGCTGGCTATATCACTAGAGTAGGCGGGACTTACAAAGTAGGACGCGACGTGCATAGATATGCTTATGGAGGTAGATTCACTGACTCATTATCGAAAGAACTAACAGCAGAACGATACAAAGCAATCGTAGCTAAGGGATTAGCCACGCAGATTAGCTCACATCTGCATCTTGAGGTTTTTCAAAACCGCTTTGGCAAGATAAAGGACACGCTCCGTAAATGGGCTGAGAAGTTTTATAAGAAGTATGCTATCAGGATTTGGGGATGGAATATAGAAGGGCATAATGCTAAATATGATGATGCTGTTCACCTAACTAGTAAATACTTACTAGGAGCAGCCCGCAACCTTCATACCAGAGCCAATCAACCTGTTATGGGAACAGAAGTCAAACTTCTCAATGTAGTGGGAGGATATACTAAAACTGATGATTGCACTGAATCACTGTATTTAGTAACACCAAACATGAAGAAAATCTACGTACCCAAGAAAGAGCAAGTTGCTATCGTAGCCAAGGCCAAGAAGAAGGCCAAACCTATGAAGAAGAAACAACCGAAAAAGACTATCACAGCAAATAATGTCGGAATGGTTGTTCCAGCAGTAAGAGTTCGCACCAAAACACCAAAAATAAGTTCTAGCAAGAATAACGTTCGCTTAGCACACAAAGAATATTTCGGAGGGCTATCACCTGGTTCTTCGGGAAATTTCAATGTAATGATAATAGAACGATTAAATCCAGCGAAGGACGTATTTCCGTGGTGTAGTGGGATAGCTCAGAGGTTCGAGAATTATAGGTATAAAAGCCTAACAGTTCACTACATTCCTTACGCCGCTGCCACCGAATCAGGACAAGTCAAATTAGCTTTTGACCCTGATGGAACCGACTCTGTAGATGCACTTACAATGGAATATATGAGTCAATTCAAGAACTTCGTAGAAGGACCTATCTATCAAAGATTATCCCTTAATATAAAGAAAGAATCACTCTCCAAGTTTAAACGCTACTACACCTCAGATACAGGCGATAACAAGAGAGAGACTGATGTAGGTCTACTTTATGTAGCCACTGCTGGAGTGAATACAGCTGGAAATAAAGGAGAGGTTTGGATTGAATACGATGTTGAGCTGTTTGATCCTCATCCCCTACATTATGGCAACTTTGTCACTAGTGATGTCTCCCAAATCGATAGTGTTGACGCATTGCTGCCACTACGCAAACAAGGTATTCCAAGTAGAGTTGGAACATTTAGAACTTCCACAGCAACACCCGGTATAACTATCTTGGATTTACCTAGTATAGCTAAGGACTCGCTAAGGGCCGGTTATAGTAAAGCGAGATTAACGTTAGATGTAAAGTTTAACGCTACTATAGTTAACCCGAACCTGAATGCCGCGCCCACCGTCTCCGCTTTCAACGGAGCGGTCGTGACTTTGATCTCAACTAGAACATCAGATGATGGATGGGCTAGATTGTATGAAATAGTTGGATCTTCAACGTCACCAGCCTTCAGTATCACGTTACATCCTGATATTGCGGCTCATATGCCAGTCATGATGACTTACCTAGAGACATCATGGGTGGTTACCAAGACTGTCACTGTCCGTTCGAATAAGTTCATGAAAACATTGCCAGAGGACAAGATTGACAGCAATTACTCCGCTAAACCCGAGATTTACTCAATACCTTCGAGGAGTCTAAGCTCTGTTGACCGACATAAAGCCTATTAAAGAGCTTATGAGAACTAACTTTACCCACTGTGGCGAAGTTAGATGCTACACTAAATCCACTGTGTTTTAGATGTAGACAGGAGACAACCCTCCGCCTTGATAAACCCAG